TTTTTTATAACATTTTTTCTAATTTTTTTAATAAATCTTCCAAACTACCATCATTTTGTATGATTTGTTCAAATGACTCGTCCTTGTCTATCCAAGCCCATTCACTAGCATGAACATCTTGAGGTTCTATATTATTATCACGTTTATCTAAGAACCAAGCGGGCAATTCACCTCTGCGTACTTGCCATACTTGTCCTTGTACACTTTGTATCATTTTTACTTCATTTGGAAAACGTACATCAGGTATTACCCAGTTTTTATCTGGATTTTCTAATATTTTTTGTTTTACCAAACTTACCCAAATGCCGTCAAAGAATCCGTTACGCATACAATCAGTACCAAATAACTGTAACACAAGACGAGGAGTTACAGGCGTACCTACTTCATTTGTCCAAAACTCGTCTTCTTTTTCTCGCCATATTCTACTGCGATCTGTGTCTCCTTCTAGCATATCTCTATCCCAAGCAAATACACTAGCGACACCATCTTTTAGTTTATCAGCGAAACTTAGTTTTTCAAAGTTGTGATTCTCTACCAAAATATCCGCAACGGTTCCTTTGCCACTGCCGATTAAACCGCATATACCAATTATCATTGATGCTCCAATTTAAAGTTATAATGTATTGTAAAATAAAATAGTTACAAAGTCAACCAATAATTACGCCGAGACCTTGTTGTCCTTCAGCATAGTATTTGAGATCATCTTCGAGTTTGTCTATTTGCATTTGAGCATCACTACGCAATGCATCAGCATTTAGACTTGTTCCGCCTTGTGGTCCTGCAATAGTATTAAATTTACCACGTGCTTCGGCTAGCATTAGTTTTGCTTGTGCTAGTGCATATTCTTTAAGCCAAGGTAGACTATAAGGATCTGTAAGTAGTTCTTCGTCGCTTCGATGTTTATATACATGTAAAAACACTGTGTCATTTGCTTTTACTTTTCTATGTAGTAACAATTTTTTGGTTACCGTATTCCAAGTAAATGTAAAGTTTTCTCCAAACATTTTACCTAAGTGTTCTCTGTTTTGAGCAAGAGCATCATAAACTTGCATACCTCCTGCTTTTCCGCTATATAAAAGATAATTGTTTAGGTATGCAGTTTCAAATGGTTCAATGTCTCCGCCACTTGCACTGTTAAGTGTTCCACTGCTTCGTCTATACACATCGAATACATCAACTATGTCATTGTCTAATGTATAGTCACTTACTTCTCTAGTAAGTTCAAGAGCTACAAATGCTTCTTCCAACGCATTTTCACTACGTTGTCTGTACTTTTCAAAACTTTTTTTGATAGATAACTCATAGTGTTCAGGGTCAAGTTCTACGTCAACCATCTGACCACCAAGTCTAAGTTCTATTTCTTTTGTTAAATCATCTACTTGTGCCATACTAATATTTATCCGTTATAGTAGTCAGCCGTGTACTTGAGCAGTTGTCTAATCTCTTTACTATTTGGATTAAAAACTTGTCTATATCTAGAATAACTTGGTAAATCGTCTTTATATGCTTCTGGGTTGCGTAACACTTGCTCAGGATTTTTTGTGTCTTTGATTTCACTGGCTAGGTCACTGGCATATGCCATAAGTTCATGTGGATCACGCAAATATTCACGCATCCAGTCGTTAGGATCTCCTGTTTTATTTGCTAATTCAGTACCTTTTTGATGACCACTTTTAATTTTGTTAACACGATCCATGCCTATTTTTGCATATTGATTCCAATGTATAGTTTCATGTGCAAGCATACGCATTACAAGTTGCTTAAAAGTTTTTGGACCATATTTGCCTTCTAAATTTTTAGTAAACAAATATACTTGCATAAACTTTCCGTCTTTGTCTATGCCAGCTTCTGCACTGATCCATTCATTTGGATCTTTGCGTTCTTGGTCTGTTGCAATAAATTCTATTGGTAAATTGTCATAGTTGTTTTGATTGAGTATTTCTTCTAATTCGTCGATGTCATCTACATCTCCGTTACTATCTAATACTTCTTGATACTCTTCTATGCTGTCGTCAATAATTTGCTCTACCTGACTCATAAACTTCTTGTCAGGTTCAACCCGTGCTTCGACTATCTCATAAACTTTCATACAAGTATTTATTTGAAGGCTTTTAGAATGATAGTATCTGAATTGAATCTACCATTCATTTTAGTTTCAGTTGTCTTTAAATATCCAAACTGTGCCGTAAGTTTATGTTTGGTAACTTTTTTCCAACTTGGTAACACTTCATTAGGCTTACGAACTGTCTTTTGTACACTACGAGTTTCGCTAAAATGTTGTAATGTAGTTCCTTTTACTTTAAATTGTGCATGATCATCTGCATAGTAGATGCCTAACTTACGATTCTTTGTGTTGAACACTACTACCGCAGTTGCATCAATAATCTCACTTGGATTAATACTAGCAATACCAAAATCTCCGTCACTAGGCTTAAACTTGAGCTTTTTAACAAGCTCTTGAGCACTTTTCACTTTGGGTTTTCGAACTGCACGATTTTGTTTTTGCTCTGCTTTCATTATTTCAATAGCATCAAACAATCGTCTGTAAAAGTCTGTAAGTTCTTTTATTTGAGATTTACTATATGTGCTATACCCTTCAGCAAGTTGCTCTTGCATATCATCACGTTTTTTAGCAGGAGGTAGATTATTAAGCTCTTGCAATTCTTCATAACTACCGGTGTACCAGTTTGTTACAAAACGTAGGTGTCCAAGATTAATTTGGTTTTTCTTAAACAGTTTAATAGGGTGTACATCTTTAAGAGGATTGGCTTTTGGATCACGCATCCAGTTATCAATCCACTCGTCTAGTTCTCCAGTTTTTTCTTCAGCCGCTTCTTCTAAACGTTCTTGTATACTAGGCACATATACATTTTTAGTTGTAGCTTTTTTCTCTTCAACAATAAGTTTTCCAGCTTCTACAAGTTCGGTAACTTTTGCTTTTACATAATCGGTCATAGGTGCAATATCACCACTTGTTCCAGGACAGCTCTGCCAATATTCCTGTTCTTTAGGATTGTAGTCAGGGCAACCATCTAACAACATACGACAGTAAATTCCTACTAGCCCTTCGTGTTTTGCGGCTTTTTTTGCATTTGAAATATCTGATCTACTATACTCGTTTTGTTTCATCCAAGTAAACATATGTTCAATATTTTCGTTATGCTTGTAGTTCATATACCAGAAGTCATTTACATTACGTTTTAGTCGATGAAACTTATCGCCATCTAAATTTTCCCAGCCTTCAAAACTAGGTGCTTGTAATCCACGTTTGCTAATTCGCTTCAGACGAGTTGCTTTCTTTTTAGGAACTCTTCCGGTAATTTTATTAACTCTAGCCATAATAATGTCTCTCTGTTTGTGCCTTTACACACTAATTTAGCATCATTATTAAAATTGTCAACCTTTTAGATTCACGATAAATAACTGTATGCCAAGATTAAGCCTATACAAACCGACAAAAACAAATGATTATCACTACATGGATAGGACTATCCGTGAACAGTTCGATGTAGGCGGAACTGGAGTACATGTACACAAATACTTAGGTCCGGCGGTAACTGCTGATAAAAATGATCCTAGTCAACCAAATTACATTGATGGCAGGGAAGTAGATCCACTCAGTGGTGAATTTATCAATGTTGAAGGTATTTTAAACGAAACAAAAGTACAAGACTTGCTGTTTATGGAAAACAGAGATCGTAAGTATGATCCAGACATTTACGAAATGCGTGGTGTTTATAATGTACAAGATACAGATTTTGATCTAACACAATTTGGATTATTTCTAAGTAACGATATGCTGTATATGACATTCCATATGAATCAAATGGTAGAAATAATGGGCAGACGTCTTATGCCAGGAGATGTATTAGAACTTCCTCATTTAAGAGATGCACTATTATTAAATGCTGATAAAAATGCAATTAACAAATATTATGTAGTAAATGATACAAATCGAGGCGCAGAAGGATTTAGTCAAACTTGGTACCCTCATATTTGGCGTGTTAAGTTATCTCCACTCACAGACAGTCAAGAATACTATGATATACTTGGCGATGGTAAAGATAGTGAAAGTCTTAAAAATGATCTAAGCACATACAAAGCAGAATATAATATTAGTAATGCTATTGTAGAAGCGGCTGACCAAGCTGATCCAACTGGAACTAGCTTAACAGATCATCTGTTTGGTTATGATGATGCAACTAGTGGTGGTATTGTAAATCAATCTAACGCATACAATCACGGAGAAAGTATAAACAGCGGTGATCAATTTCCAAGTAATCCTGCAGAAGGCGACTACTTTATTAGAACAGATTTTAGTCCTAACAGATTGTTTGCTAGAAGAGGTAGTAGATGGCATAGACTTTATGATAATATTACTGGACAAACTTGGACAGATAAAACATATAATGCAAGCAATTATATTTTTAATCAAAATACCACAGTTGTTGATAATAATGAAACAAAAGAACAGACTCCACTAAGTGAAGTAATAAAACCACAAGCGGATAACAAATAATGGCAAGCACAAGTTCAAAACTTACAGCGGTACCTTACTTTTACGATAAACAGCTTCGTAGATATATCCAACAATTTATAAGAATATTTGCTGGATTCCAAGTAGCTATGCACACAGACAGTGCCGGAAATGTTGTATATCAAACTGCACCTGTACGCTATGGTGATGTAAGTAGAATGGCGGCTCATATAGTCAGAGAAAACAGTGAAAACATGATACAGACAACTCCGTTTATAAGTTGTCATGTTACAGGACTTGAAACTGCACCAGACAGAAGAACACTTGGTTCATATGAAGAAACTGTGCCAGTTTATGAAAAAAAGTTTAATGAAGAGACTGGTGCATATGAAAATGAGCAAGGAAGAGCTTACAGCATAAAAAGACATCAGCCTGTTCCTTATAACTTAACAATGCAAGTAGATGTATGGACATCAAACACAGAACAAAAATTACAGCTACTAGAACAAATATTAGTATTGTTTAATCCTACATTGAACATACACACCAGTAATAATCCGTTGGATTGGAGCACGTTGAGTTATGTAGAACTAATTGCTAGCACTTGGAGTATGAGAGCAATACCCAGTGGAGTAGATGATATAATTGATATCAGTACAATGACATT